CCTGTGCGGCCAGAATCGCCCAGATTTGACATAGGGGGGCTATATGGTGACCCGTCCCAGCGGATCGCAGCGCCAGCGCTTCTGTTGTTTCTTTATGCGCTTCGCTTTGTGGCAATTCTTGCACAGGCACGCTGTGTTTTCCACGCTCAGCGCGATCCGCGGGTCCGTCACGTTCTGGGCTGTCAGCTCCACAATGTGGTGGACTTCCTCGGCAGGCACAACCTTGCCCTTGGCTCTGCATTCCTCACACAGGCCCCCGGCCAGCTTCATTCTGTTTTCCCGGAATTTTCGCCATTTCCAGGAAACATAGAATCTTTCAACCTCCGGTGATTTGTTCATCTGATGCGCTTCCCACCTCTTGCGCTGTCGCGCCGCGCATCCCACCGCGCGAGGAAAGAAACGCGGCACACCAATTTTAAAAGAAAAGAACGCCGCCTTTCGGCTGCGTCCTCTGTTCCATTCCTGCGAATTATATTTTAGATACCCTGATTAATAAAGTCAATGTATGATACATAAACTTTTTTATTTCCGGTGCTGTTGCGCCCTGGAACCCCAGATTTTTCCTTGCTTTGAGCGGTCTAAATTTTTTATTTCAAGCCCCTCTGATTTCTGCAGCGGTTTCCCCCTGCTGATCGCTCCCCGCGGATGGTACACAGCGCCGCCGGGATTGAAGGCCTGGACGCTCTTCCGGCGCTCTTCCTCGTCCATTCCGATATACCGAAGGGTCACGGCCTGGCTTGTGTGATTAAACCACTGGCGCAGCATTTCCAGGTCCCGGTTCTGCTTGTAGTGCCAGAAACCGAATGTCTTCCGCAGCGTATGACATCCGATGTGTCCTTCCAGCCGAAATTGCTTTGCAATCAGCTGCATGTCGTCATAGGCGCAGCGGGTCGTGATCGGATGTTGGGATCCGTCTCCTAACTTCATTCGGCTGGGAAACAGCAGCTGATTGTCCTCCATGTCCCTGCAGCGGTCCTGAATGATTGCCCTGATGGTGGTGTTCAGCGGGATCCGCGTGACCTTGCCGGTTTTCTTCTCAATGGTTTCGATCCATTCCCCGCAAACATTTTTCTTTCGCAGCCTGACCAGGTCGCTGATCCGCAGGCCGGTATGGATCCCAAGTTCAAACAGCAGGAACATCCGTTCCCCGTGCGGATCCGTCCTGGTGGCCAGATCCTCCTGGATCTGCCGCAGCGTCTCCGGATCCTTGATCGGCTGCACCTTGTTCACGTTGTCGCCCTCTTTCTACATTCAGTGTATAATTTTAAGAAATTTAATTATCAATCTCTTTTTTTCTATAATTAAATAAGAAAGCTTTTTGCTTTAAATAAGGCGTTTTCGCTCCAACTTCCACTCATTATAATTTGAATGAATTTAAAAGCTTAAAAAATAAAGTCACGGAAGCGGATTCCCGCTTTCATCGTATCCCAGCATATTCATTTGGGCTTTCCAGTTGTCCTGCATCATTTTCCTTGTTTCTTTTTCCAAAGATTTCCGCTCTTTGCTCTTGTGGATACCTTGAATAATGACGCCTTCGCCGATTCCTGTTGTAAATTCTACGGTTATGGTGTCGCCATCGTCAGAAACGATCTGTCCCATACAGCTGCCACCTTCACGTGAACGTACTTCTACAAAATCTCCTGGTTTCATTCGCATTCCTCCTATTTGCTCTTGCCGTTGTGTTCCATTGCTACAATCACAATAAATATCCCAAGCCCTACAACCGCAATTACTCCGCAAACGGCAATATATGCTGTAATCCATTTTGTGATGTAATCCAGAATGGTTATTATTGTTTCCTGCATGCTTCTCATTACTCCTATAATCTTCGGGAATAAGGCTGGGCGGGAATCGAACCCGCCGACCTGGTAGCACGATTTCCCGGTGCGGTCCAAAGAAACAGGGGTGTTTCACGCTCCTTTCAAATTTTTAAAAGAAACAACCGCCCCGGCCAGGCCAAGCCAATCAGCCCATGTGTTCCCGCGTCAGGTGTTTTTCCCGGTCCTGATTTCGTCCATCATTTCAAGCCATTCCTGCTGGTTGTCGGTGATATCATTCCGCGCCGGCGGGCCTCCGGCTTTCATGATTTTTTCCTGCCAGTCATGCACCTGGCCGTCCTTTGCGCTGCGCCACAGCTTGCATTTGCTGCGCCCGCGCCGAAATGCGGTCGAAGCTCTAAGCCGGCAGTGATACAGTCCGTCCTCATGTTCGCAGAATCCGCAGCTGTTGCACACGTTGCCGTCTGGCCGGATGTCGAACCGGGTTTCTCCCGGTGCGTCCGGATCCCGGCTCATCCGGATCCCGTAGCCGGCGAGGATCCGCGCGGCAGCGCCTGCGTCGTTGTCGTTCGGATCCAGTCCCAGATCCATGTCATCAACAAATTCCCGGACCCGGTACGGCGGAAAACCATGCAGGTATTCCAGCGCGGTGGCTGCCGCTGCAGCTGCCGCCTGGACGCCGTTCCAGAACGCCCGCCGCTCCCGGACGGATTCGCCGTCCACCGTGCGCAGCGTCTGGCCTTTTCCGCTGAACCTTTTCCACTTCCTGCCCATGGCTTAATCTCCCATCCCATACCGCTGCTGATATCTGTCACTCTGACGGAACAGATATTCCGCGGCCTTGTCGTTTTTAACCAGGCGTTTCAGCTTGGCCATTTCCAGCGCGTCCCGCTTTTCGGCATAGCGCCCTGTACGGTAGATCTTCCGCAGATGCCCAAGGTATTCGCTCATGCTCCGGAAGTCCTCAACGCAATCCTCCGCGACCTCTGGCGGCATGCCGTCTTCAAGCATCTGGCAAAGGGTCGCATGTGAGTTGTCCACGTCGATGTCCCCGAAAAACTGCCCAAGGATCCGCTGTGCAACCGCGCCCCTGGCCCTGGCGCTGACCAGGAACCCGTTGTCAAACCGGCAGCGCTCCTCCCGGCCGGTTTCGGTGGTGTAGGTTTCGCTGAGCCGGTCCCGCGCGCGCGCGTTGTCGATGTTAAACTGGTCGTGTGTGTTATTCTCGTTTTGGTTATTGTTTATGTTTATATTATAGGGTACTGGTTGTGGTACGCCTTGTGGTACTGGTTGTGGTACGCCTTGTGGTACTGGTTGTGGTACGCCTTGTGGTGCATTTTTGCACCACTGACCCCCGGTCAGATAATGAATCCGGTACTTGGCCGGCTTCGTGGCGTTGTCTCCGGCCCGGAAGTCGATATAGCCAAGCTGCTTCAGCCGGTTCCTGGCTTCCAGCAGCGCCCGCTTTTCCAGCGGGCAGTGGGTGATCAGCTCGGCATTATTGACGCTGAAGAAATCGTCCGGCCACTCCCAGGTTTCGTCCTGCTCATTTTCCGTTGCTCGGTCGTTGGCAAGGTAAAATAGAGCAATCCACAAAAGCCTGGCCCTGGCTGGTAGGCTCTCTCTTCTGCACGTCTCCATAATGGCCCGAAACTCGCCCACGAAATTTATTTTGCTCATTTCTGCCTCGTTAATCTTCCGGATCGCACCTGGCAAGCTCCCGCCTGTCGATCAGCCCTTCCGCTGCCGCCAGCAGTGCGCACCGGTAAATATATCTGTCAATCCGTCTCCGGATGGTGCTGCGCGTGCAGCCCGTCACCCTGCAAACATCCATCTGGCTCATGCCCTGGCTGTAGATCATCCGTGCCGCGGATCCCTCTTCGCTGCTTTCCGGGTAGATCCGGTCAACCGTGTCGAAGATCTGCAGCCACTTCATTGTTTTTTCCAGCTGCTTCTCCGCTGTTACGATGGCCACCGCTGCCCGGCCCGTCCGGTCGGACGTGTTCCCACGCGTCCCGCCCGTTCCGGATCCCTGGCCGCTGCTGATCCCGGCTTTCATCCTGGCACGGCTCAGTCTCGCCTCGGCCCGCTGTTTCAGCTTCTTTCGGATCCTCAGTTTCCGGTCGATCATCTGATAGATCGTTTCCGGAATCGCGCTCATGGTCTGGCCCACCCCCTTTGGGCATGATGAAAATGCCGTACCGCCTGCAAAAGATATTCCGTCTGTAGGCCCATCCGCGGTTCCATTCACACCCGAAACATTTTCTTTCCTCCCAGCAGCGGATCAGGGACCCGTCTCCTGGTGCAGCGCTCGCCGCTGCATGATCAGGCGAATATTAACCCATCTGTCAACGGCTTTCCGCACGCCCGGAAGCGCGACTTCCGGCAGGTCGTGTAGATCTTTGATTCCTTCCCGGATCAGGATTTCTTTTTTAATCGCGGCCCGGATGGCCCGCGCGTCGCTGGGATCCGTCAACTGATATTTCCCGCACAGTGCATCCGTCCGGATCCGGATCAGCGCCGCCAGATCCAGCGCTTCCTGGTGGCTGATGGTGGCGGTTTTCTGCCGGGCCTTCATTTCGTCCACCTGATCCCGTAGGCTTTTGAGCATAAGCCCGACTTCAATCACATATTTTCCCAGCTGCTGGATGTTCTCTTCCAGCACCAGCGCTTCACTCTCAGGAATGACGTAAATTGGATATTTTGTATCCGGTACCGTCGGCATGTCCTGCACTTTTTCCAGTTCGATCATTCGATGATCACCGCCCCGCTGCCCTGCAGGTTTTTCTGCATCATTTCATCAATGGTATCGGCCCATGCCCGCAGGGATTCCACGTCGAAGCGGATCTGCTGCGCCGCTCTGGCCAGTTCCGCGGGGGTTGCGGCCAGCACGGGGCGGACATCCATCTGGAACCGTTCCACCGCCATGTGGACTACTTTCCAGACCGGTTCCGGCCTGTTTTCTGTTCCGCTGTTCATGGCTTCCAGTTCCGCTTCCGCTGCCGCGGCCCGTTCCTCCGCGGCCGCTGCCGCCTCGATCAGATCATCCGCGCTCCGCTTCGCGTTTTCCAGCTGCTTCTTGATGCGTTCGTAATCCTCCGGCACCTTTTCAACAACCTTTTCCACTTCCACCCGGTTGTTTTCGGCTGTCAGCAGATCCGCCCGCAGTTGGTCATTTTCGCTTTTCAGTTTGATCTTGTCCGATGTGGCGTCACACAGCAGCAGGCATTTTTCTTCAATTTCTTTTCTCTGCTTTTCGATGTATTCCCGCAGCTGTTCCGCGTCCTGCTCCGCCCGGTCCGCCCTGGCTGATTCCGTGTTTGCCGCTTCCGCTGCCCGGTTCCGTTCCTCGATCAGTTTTCGGATCTCCGCGGCGCTCTGGCCTTCGGTTTCTTCCGCCAGCGCTTCCCGGTCCTCGGCCGGCGCGCTCAGCAGGGCCAGCGCTCTGCTGTAGCCCTCCGCGGCCAGCCGGCTGCCCGGCGCAATCTCCCGCGCCACCCGCATATAGTTGCTGGCCGTGCTGCTGCTCAGCCCCAGCTCTTTCAGCCAGGGAAGGAATTTCCCGTGGCCCAGCTGTTCCTTAGCGTCAATGCAGTCCTTGCCCAGGCTGATGGCCCTGTTAATCATGTCCTGCATGTTGTAGCGGGCGCTGATTGTGATTTCCTCAATGCTGCGCCTGATCGTTTTAGTCTCGTCCATTGTCCTGCACCATTCCTTTCGTCTTCTAATAATCTGTGTCAACCTCTTCCTCCGGATCCTCCGGCGCTCCCTTTTTGTGAAATTCCGGAATCCCGCCCACCGGAATCAGCTCCGCCAGGTCGTCTAAGCCATACAGCTGCAAAAGCGTTTTGCAATAATAAAGATATTGCCGCTTCGTCGGCATGGCGTATTCAACATGGGTGATTTCTCCCGTTGCCCGGCTGACCGTGAAGGAGCAGGGAATGGGATGCGGGTTAATCTGCACTTTTTCCACGGCCAGCCTACCTCCTTTCTTCGTTTTTTGTCTGGCGCGCGGGGCTGTTACTGCCACAGCCCGCCCCGGCAGGGCACATCCTGATTGTTGTGAATCCGCAGGAGGATTCCTCCTTCATTTTTATTTTGTCGGAAAAACAGGACGCCGGGGTGAATCTAATCCGCGCATGTTCCCGCCGTCAGGCGGGGGACTGGTCCTCCTGCTGCATAATTTCCTTCATTTTCGCAGCGCTTACCTTGCAAATGCTGCAAAATCGCAGCACGGGATACTTATTCTGAAAATTCGCGGCCAGCTTTTGTTCTGAAAAAAGCTTTGCTTTCTTCAGATCTCGGCCGTATTCCGCTGTGACGTCGTTCCCCTTGCCGGCTTTCCGGTGGACCTTCGCGCCGCCGTGATTGTCCGGTATGAATAACCCGTATTTCGTTTCTACGACCTGATAGAGATAAGTTCCGTCAATCCCGCAGATGACGTACATGGTTCTTGCTTTGCCGGCCATCTTAAACAATCTCCAAACTTGTCAGAAAAATGAACATTTCTTCAATCTGGTCATCGATTTTCTGTGCCTCCTGCAGGTAGGCTTTGTCGTTCGCCGTTTCTCCGGGTCCGCTGTTCCGTTCGATATTCGGAGCGGTCGCCGTCAGCGTGTGGGCGCTCCTGGCGATTTCCTGCAGGGCCCTGTCCGAAACGACGCCCTTGCCCCTGCAGATCAGGCTGTGCATGTAGCTGAGGGAACAAATCAGATTTTTGTACATTCTTCCTTCCTCCTATTCCTGGATCAGATCGTCCACCGTGCAGCGCAGGGCCTTGGCCAGTGAAAAAAGTGTGTCAGACCTGGGAGCTTTATTCTTGCCGCTTTCAATCGCACTAATTGTCTGCTGCTTTACTCCGCTCGCCCTGCTTAATTCCTCTTGTGTCATTTTTCTTTTATCGCGCATTTTTTGTAGAATAACTGTCATTTCCGCCTCCTACAACAAGTGTAACAGTAAAATATCACAAGTTTAATATATTGTCAACAACTTTTGTTGTATTATGAAAACGAAATAATACATTTTTTATTGTATTAGCAGGAAGGGGGAAAAATAGTGGCTTCCGTGGCAGAGAATATTAAAAGGCTCCGTAAAGACAAAGGCTGGACGCAAGTAAAGCTTTCGTTGGAGGCTCATGTATCCCAGCAGGCTATCAGCTTTATAGAAAGCGGCAGGAACGAGCCATCCGCCGATATGATACGCGCTCTTTCTGCGGCGCTTGGTGTTTCATCCTCTGATATAATTGGGGACGAATCGCCGCGTGTAAACGTATCCGGATTAAGCAAAAACGAAATTAAGCTTTTAAAAATTTATAATCAGCTTAACGAATCCGGCAAAACAATGCTGATTGCACAAGCTGAAATTATTTTGCAGCAGCTTCCGCTTCGCAAAAAAGATATTACTCGCTCTGTGGTATGAGGTGAAAAGCAATGTCAATGATTTATGGCTATTGCCGCGTGTCCTCCGAAGAACAGGCCCAGCGTGGCATTTCCATCGAAGCCCAGCGGACGCTCCTGCAGGCCTACGCGTCCGCCCAGGGCCAGCAGATCCGGATCTTTGATGACGCCGGATTCTCCGGAAAGAACACCTCCCGGCCGGCGCTTCGGCGGATGCTGTCCGCCCTGGATGACGTGTCCACGGTCCTGGTCTGGAAGCTGGACCGGCTTTCCAGGTCCCTGCGGGACACCCTGTCCATGATTGAGGACGTCTTCCAGCCCCGCGGAATCACCCTGGTTTCCGTCACAGAATCAATTGATACCTCGTCTCCGTCCGGCCGGATGATGCTGAATATGCTGGCCAGTTTCGCCCAGCTGGAACGGGAGCAGGATTCTGACCGCGTAGTCATGGCCCACAAGCACCTGGCTGCCGAATGCAAGTATCTGGGCGGGCATGTCCCCCTGGGCTATCGGATCGACGAAAAGAAAGAATATCAGTTGGATCCGGTCACCGCGCCTATTGTGCGCCGCGTGTTTGAGATGTACTTGGCACGCGCAGGCTATACGGAAATTTTAACCTGGTTAAATTCCCAGCCAATCCCGGCCGGAACCCGGAAAACACAATTTAAAAAGCCGGATCTCAATTTCATGTTGAATAATGAGATTTATTCCGGAACCTTCGTCCGGCGTATTGGCGCGGATCCGCGCCACCGGGTCACAAATCCGGAGACAATCCGCGTCCCCGGAGGCGTTCCGGCGCTCCTGTCTCCGGATGAATGGGAGCGGGTTTGCGCCATTCGGGAGCACAACCGGGTCACTGCCTCCCGCGCCCGCGCGTCTTCGCATGTCTATCCGCTGTCCGGCCTGGTTTACTGCGCCGTATGCGGATCCTTAATGAAAGTGAACGTCGGCGGGAAAACCCGCGCCGGCCAGCTTGAGCGCTATTATAAATGTGAAAAAAACCGCTGCTTTCCCGCGCCCAGGGTGGAAGCCGTTGAATCCGCTGCCTTCCAGTCGCTCCATTGGTTTGACGCCCACGAAGCGGAGCTGCGGGAATCCTGCGCCATCGTCAACGGCTACGCTTCCACCCTGGACGCGGAAAAGGCCGGGGAAGTGCGCGCCTTGCAGGCCCGGATCATGGAGCAGCACAGGCGCGCTGCGAAAATCACCGCCTTTGTGGCAAAATCCGGGGCAGAAGCGCCTTTGACCCTCATGGATGAATTGAGGGACATAGAGCGCAGAACAGCCGCCCTGCAGGGCAAAATAGACCGTTTAATGCGGCCGGTTCCGCGCTATGACGCTGACAAGCTTGTGGCCGCCATCCGCGCAACCCGCGATATAGAAAAACGGCCGCCTGATCAGCAGCGTCAGCTGGTCCAGGCGACCGTTTCCAGGGTTTTCGTCACAGCGGAGGATTTCAACGTCACCCTGCTGTGGCCTATGTGTGGTGGAGATGAACCGCCACAATACATAGGCCACAGAATCCCACGATGACCAGGCTTAAAAATCATCGTCGTCCGGATCCGCGGGGATGACGCCGAAATCTTCCGCGCTTTTCAGCTTCCGGAATGTGATTTCATAAGCTCCCATCGCAGCCAGGGCAATAATCACCGCATTGATTGCCGCCAGCACTCCGGTTTCAACCGACAGTCCGCCGGTAAAAAGCATAGCCAGCAGAGAAATTGCAAGAGCGATAATATAAACAACCAGCCGTGTGGGGATTTTCCAAACCCGGTCAAGCGGCAGCTTCAGCAATTGCACAATCAGCAGGGTGGCCACCGTGGCCCCGGCGATGGTGGCCAGGTATTCCCAGGTAAATGGCTCCGTGGGCAGTTCGCCTTCAGCCAGCGCCGCGACAGGCAGCAGAAGCATCAGCATTTCCAGGACCAGCACCAGGCAAAGCGTGATTTTTTTCATTTTTGTATCCTCCTTTTCAGCAAACATGTTTTTCCATCCTTTGGACTTTTTCTTCAAGCACGGGCATTCGCTGGGCGAAATTGTTGTGCTGCCGGACCTCCCGCGTTAATTCCTCCAATTTTGTGTCCGTTACGGCGGCGTATTGGTTTATTTTCGCTTCCAGCTTTGCGTCCGTCAGTTCGCTGCGCTTGTCCAGTTCCGTGAACAGTTTTTGATTGGTCATCCTGGCTACGACAATTTGAGCGATAACGGCAAAGCATCCGGTGATAACAGCTACCACAATGGCGTCAGACAATTTCTTCGCCCTTCCTTGTCATCCGGCCAGCGGGGAACCGTTCCAGCAGCTCCCTGGCTTCCAGTTCCGTCAGGTGGGGAATAGTTACGGAATATCGCACTGCTGCCGGCGCGTCCGGCGTCATCGCCTGCAGTGCCGCCCAGGTTAGCGGCCCGCAGATCCCGTCCGCCGTCAGTCCGGCATTTGTCTGGAAAAGCTTCAGTGCTTCTTCGGTTTCGCGGCCGAAGTCGCCGTCCGCTCCGTATCGCGGCAGCGGGTAGCCCAGCTGCATCAGCTTTTCCTGCAGTTCGGTCACGTCCTGGCCCTTGCTGCCCCTGCGGATGGTAGCTTTGATGTCTGGCAATGGAATCACCCCTTCCAGTCCCTTTGGGATCGCCCAGTGGGTCCATTTTTTGTTTCTTTTTGTGAAATGCTGCACGCCGTTGCTGCATTCAACGGTTTCCTGATTCAGTCCCCAGCCTGTGTGTTCCATTTTTGCGTCCTTCCGGACAAACAGACAGACAAGCTGATCCTTTGGCATGTTTTCAATCTTGCCCTTCTGGCACCAGTTCCGGTTGTCATCCCATTGGCTTGTAGCCCCGACGCCCCGGATGGTGATCCCGGCCTGGGCAGCCGTCCAGCGGGTAAAGCCCCGGCAGTCAAACTGCCGGACGTTCACCCCTCCGGGCAGCCATTTGCACCCGCTGCAGCTGTCCCGCTTGCCGTTCAGCACCTGGCAGCTGCTGACGATGGTGGGGTGTGCTGCGCTGGCCCGTTTCTTCCGGTGCGCAGGTGTGCAGGTGGCCCCGGCAGCGCCGAACACATACGGCCATTCGACGCACGCCAGTGCCAGCTCCCAGATGATTTCGCTGGCGCTTTTGCCCTGGCTTTTCAGTTCCTTCACAAACAGATCCACCTGGATATAGTTATTCATTTTTCGCTGCCTCTCTGCGCTTACGCCGGATCCGCTCCCGGATCAGCTGCGGGCCAAGGTAACAGGCCAGCCCGACAACAGCCAGCCCATAAAGCCCAAGCGCCGCAATCACAACCCAACCAACCGCGCTCATGCGCTCGCCTCCCTGGTGTTTGGTTATTTATCAGTGATTTAAAACGTACTTTTAATAATTGATGGCATTATCATACATTTCCATGCTTTTAAAGTGTTATTTAAATCTCATCGTCTTTGTGCTTTTCATCGTACCAGTTAAAAAATGCCCTCCACGCAAACGGAGAAACGATAGCAAGAAACCACCCGATTGCCGCAAACAATTCAATACTCATAAAGACCTCCAATGTGTTATTTTATTCGCACCATGCCTTGTTTACTTAAAACGTACTTTAAATCATAAATCACCATCTGATTCGTGCCACCAATCAGATAGACCCTCTCTTATTGTTTTTTCCGGTTCGATGATGTATTTATACCAAATCCATCCAATTGGCACTCCTATAAACAAAGCTGACATTATCTGTAGAAACAAGCACATATAAACCTCCAAAACGGTCGCTTTAAATCATTTCCTTTGTCTCTTTTTTGAGCGTATCAAGCATGATTTTCAAGGTATCCTCATCGATAACAACTTCATGCTTTTCGCTATTTTTGCTTATCAGATATAATGTTCTTAGTAATCGAACCAATTCTTGCATAACATCACCACCATGTTATTTAACATCCTTACAGAGAACCGGACACCATTGTCGCTTTGAGGTCACAATAAATTATCTGACCAATATTATGTAACATCTACTACAATTGTCTTAGTCTGCGTGATTGCGTTATACATAATCACACGCTTCTGAACTACATTATATGTTTTCACAATCGCAGTAAGATCCGTGTTTACGCCTGTTACTTCTGTGGTGTCAATAATGCTTGTATCACTTGCGTTTTCCGGGCTTAATCTTAAACCTTTTGACAAATAGCAACTTACGAATCGAACGGAAACATTTGTCTGCCCATTCTGCGATACTCGAACGCTCCTGTAATTTGCACTGTCTGGAATAACGAAAATGCAACCGTTAAACGTAAGCATTACGCCGTTGTTCGCGTGACAAGTCCATGCCGAAGCGAAACCGTCTTCAATATAACAGTTGTTCATGTATACGCTCATTCGTTGAGCGAAACCACACCCGACAGCCTGACCGCCATGAATCCCGGCAAGAACGTTATTGTAGATGCGCACATTGGTAAACTGTTGAATCGTGTCGGGATAATCATCCTTTGATTCATCGTGGATGGCATATCGGCAGTTGGAAGAATGGATTTCCACATTCTCCATCTCAAAGTTGCCACGCACGTTCAAACAAGAGAATATCCAATAGTGATCTTGCTCTACGGAGTCGGGAATATTAAACTCGAGAACAACATTCCCATGCCCGACAATCTTTAGATTGGTTAGCCACGGTTGCGTCCCTTCAGTGTACGCTGTGTCACCACCTTGAACGCTGTATTGCATTATATGTTCAAGGCCGCCCAATCCCGTATAGATGTCATACGTTCCCGCCTTTATGTGCAGTTCCTTTTTTGCGTTTGGGTTGTTATGGATAGCCCACAAACACGCAACTATGTCCGATGCCTTAAAATCGTTCCCGGATGTTGTACTAACAAACCCAACACGATATACATCAACAGCAATTTCATTTTCGATATCAGACACATCATTTTTAAGTGTAGTAATTCCCTCATGCAAAATCCATGTTACATCAATATATGTTGTTGTGTTTGCAACACGTGCGGAGCTTCTGATATACCTTGTTCCGATTGGACATTCTACAGCAAACTGCGTTAGAACGTCTCCGGTGTTTGGCCTATATACATCACCAATCTTTGTCTTTTCGTCATCATAAAACGCTACAATCGCATAATTTCCGTTCGATGCCGCAAACCCTGATATAGTTTCATACCCATCAACGGGAATAAAATCAGTTGCCACAAACATGGTATTCGTATCGAGTCTTCCGTATGCGTTTATATATCCCTGCTCTGTGTAATCCGAAAAAGAAATATGAAGTTGTTTATCTATGTCATTTTTTAATTCGGTCACATCATTCTGTAAATCATCGACATCCGTTTCCAGTTTATCGATTTCGCTTTTGATTGTCCAATTCACGGTTGCATTTGTCCCAGTTTTTGTGTAACGTGCGGACAATCTTATGTATGCGGTTCCGGTTGGGCAATTGACACTAAACGATGTAAGTTCATCGCCTGTATTCGGATAATATGCAGGAGTGTTTGCCAATCTTGTTTTTGTGCTGTCATAAAAACCAACGATGGCGTAGCTTCCGTTAGATGCCGCATATCCGGATATTACAGAGCCATCATCAACCGCAATAAAATCTGTTGCCCTAAAACCTGCATTTGCGACATATCCACCGTATATATTTATATATCCCTGTTCTGTGTAAGCTGAAAACGGAACATTTATATAATGGCAAATTGGAGTTATTGCGCTTTTTAAGTCACCGATCTTCGCGTCCTGTTCCGTAACCTTGGCGTCGTAATTGGTGACCGCTGCCTGCATCTGCTCATAGACGGACAGCACTTCCTGGTAGGTCGGCACGGATCCGGTCGGGGCTACGGCGCTGCCGGTGTTGGTGTTGTCCACCATGCCGTCAATGATCCGCATGGTGCCGGTAACGCCGCCGCCCACCAGCTTGATGGCCAGGGTGAACATGCCTTCAATGTTGTAGCACGCCTGCGGCAGGGTGACATATGCCACATTGCCGTCAATGGTCCCGTAGCTGGTCAATGCGATGTTTTCTCCGTTGGCGTTCCGGAAAAAGGCCTGGCAGGTGACGCCGCTCAGCGTTTCGGCCGCTCCGTCCCGGAAAACCCGGACGCC